GAATCCAGCATCTGCAGTCTTTGTGTCTGTGTAGCGCAGTTGAGGCTGCAACAATGACTCGTACTTTTCAAACAGAAGCTGTGAAGTAAGGATCATGTCAGGATGATCGTTACCAACAGAAACGCTGTTGTAAGCAGTAGCCATCTGTGCAAGTGTCAAAGCACCAGCAGTGTTTTCTTCGTATGACTTCCAGAATTCGTTACCAGCAGTGGCAGGGTTGATTCCACCAAGGGCTACGTCTTTTTCGACGAGGTTTCCAAGTCCGTTCCAGTTCTTGCCTGAGTTACCAGTACCATCACCGAAGAACATCACGTTGAATCCTTCACGCAATGACTCTTCAGCCTGCATGATTTTGGCTTCAAGAAGATTGATAATGGCGTGCTCGCCATTGTTCTTTGCTTCTTCGATACCACTGATAGCAATTGAAGCACTGTACTGTTTCCAGTCGTACTCTGCAGCAGTGATACCTTCTTGTGGTGTAAGCGAAAGTGATTCGTAACCAGAGTAGGAACTTACGGTTGAGTTCTTTCCGTAAATGAGTTGTTCAACGATTTTGGTTCCGCCGCTTTCCATACGGATGCGGCCCTTCTCGTTGAGGAAGTATGTTAGGGGACGAGCTGTAAAGACGTTGTCTGTAAGCTTGTCACGGTAGTTAGCGAGCGTTGTTGACAACAGCGCATCATATTCGGTTCCGTTTGCAAATGCCATTGGATTTTTCCTTTCGGGAAAGTTTTAATTGATGCCCAACTGCTGTTTAGCAGCAGCAAAAGCATCAGATATAGATGAGATTGAGCCAATACCTACAGAAGTTCCCTGGGCTGACGATCCACCAGCAACAACATTTGCCTCACGTTTAGCTTCCAAAGCCCTATTTTGTGCTTCAGCCTGTTTGGCTGCATACTCAGAATTAGTGTTTTGTCGTGCCATTATGCGGTCAAATGCGGTTTGCTTATAGATGGATTCAAGGTCGTCATTACCTGTTGCCAGGGCATGAGCGACAATTTCGTTAGCATCAAAGTCTTCTCCGTATTTGCTTTGCAACGTAGTTATAGTCCGTTCCAATTCCTGTAACGCTTGTGCTTCCTCGAAAGAACGCACTCGTGATTCCAGTTGACGCATCTGACGTTCAGCAGGGTCCGCATACAGGTCATCTTCATCAGATGCTTGCTGTTCGTTTAGACCGTAATGTTCAGTCAGAAGTTGAATTGTTCCTGCTGGGTCATTCTGCAAAGCTTGCTGAATGGCCGAAGCAAATTGTACTTCTTTACGTTGTTCTGCTATCTCCTGCGTCTTACGGGTATAATCCGCTTGACGCTGGTATCCAGCAAGGGCTTCGCTGAGTGGAACCTCAATCTCCTCACCATTAACAGGAAGACGTACACGATGATTCGCATACTCTTCAGTATTAAAGTAAGAAGGTTCAGAAACCTGCTCCTCTTGCCCAACCACTTCATCTGATACTTGTCCACTATCAAGTGGGGCTTCAGAAACCTCGGTTATTTCTATGTTACTCAATGAGTCCTCCAATGGGTTGCTCTAATAAGATGAGAAAATCGTTACCTGTGTTACATCGGTGCGATGTTATTTAGTTGCATTCCACCGTTCGATTGCAACGCTGCAAGAACCTGAGGCGGAATGGAACTAGGTATACCGCCACTACTTGACGGTGGCATCTGACCTGCGTCAACTGCAGCAGGCTGTCCACCTCCTGGTGGGCCAGACTGCTGACCTTGTGGATTCCCTGGTTCTTGACCAGGTTGCATTGGTTGCTGCTGCGCAAAGAAAGCTTCAGGAGTTTTAACACCAAAACCAAATTGCAACACATGACGAGCCAAAGCAGCAAGGTCGATAATCCCTGCACCAAGGAAAGGAGCCATAGCATCAACCATTTGCAAAGCCATCTGACGACGGAAAGATTCGTTAACAGGCTGTGTAGAACCTGCTTCTACTTCAAAGTCAAACTCGCCATCGATGTAGTCACGGTCAAACGTAACCCAAATAGGCATAGCGTTTGAACCAACAACACGAACAACCTGTTCACCCGTCATATACTGCTGAGCAAGACCAATTAAACGCCTAGCACAACTAGCGATAGTGCGTTCAATCTCTGCAAGCTTGTCAGAAGTACGGGCATTCATGGCATCTTGCATCATCGCTGCTTCAGTAGCAGTACGGCTAATCTCGGACGCACCACCACGCATGAACTCACCAACACCACTGATACGGTCAATGTCGCTTAGGATCATGTTTGACACGTTGTACATGTCAGGAGGGTTAATGACAGCAGGCATAGGTGCAACAACGCCACCCAATGGTTCATCTGACATGACGGGGACCATTACGTTGTCTTCGTCTGATTCCAACGCTGAGCGACCATCAGCATCAAATGCTGATTCCTTATATAGCCATTTACGGCTGAAACGCTTACGGTGGTTCATCATCTGCGTACGAGTTTCGTTCAATTCCAACTGCAAAGGCTCAATAGCTTCAAGTTCACCAATTGGGTAGAAGTTCTCAGGAACATCATAGTTTCGGATCATCACAAAAGGATGACCGAAAGCATAAGGGATTGTCCGTGGAGGAATCAAGAATGTGTCGCCACCGTTACAGAACACAGACATTGTCTTAGTTGTTAGGTCGTAGTATTCCCAAACCTCAACGAAAGCATCGTTGGGGTTTCTGTTTGGCTTTGCACCCTTTACTTCATCGCCATACTTGCTCCAACTAGTAGGAGCAGCTTCCATACGGGCTGCACGACCATAGCGTTTGTCGTTCTGAACATCACGCAAAGGACGTTTAATGCGTTGAGCAATCCAACGCAAATCAGACATGCTTGTAGCCTCGGCATTAACAAACACATCAAAAGGAGACACACGCTCAACGAAAGGACGATCCTCTAGGATTATCATTTCGGTTTCAATATTGGAACCCTCTTCTGCAACATCGATAATGTCTGCAGGATTGGTGGAAGCACCCATCTCTTTGACACGTTCTTCTTCAACGAAACGGTATCCAACCTTCAGCCAGCCGTGACCAAGGATTAGATAGTCGTCAACAGCACGACGTAAAGATGACTGGCAATCAAAGTGTCTCCACCAGTAGTTAATAATCGCTTCAGTTATAACAGCACGGTCCCCATCTTTTGGTTCACGAGCACCTACAGTAATCTTCGGGTGGTTAACAGCAACACTAGGAGCAATCACGTTGATTGTGGAGAAAGACATGTTTACAAGCATTCTGTCTTCGTCAGACAGGTGCTCGTAGTGCTTGCCTTTGTACATGTCGATCATTCTGCGCCAGACACGGTCATACTTGTCTTCTTTGCGCCATTTGCGTGACTGCTCAATATTGTTGCGATATCTCGCAATAATATCCTTATGGGGAGTACGAGCCATTATTTAGAACCAGTACCAAACGCTGCATCATTAGGGTTGAGCCAACGAATCAATGGTGGCAGTGCTGCTGCAGCAAAGGCTGCAGCCAGGTCAGAGAAGCTTGTAGCTCCAGCTAAATACGCTGTTATGACCGTTGCTAGTACTGAACGTCCGTAGGACTGCAAAACTTGCTTTTGTGATTCTGATAGTTTCATTATTCTTTGATTCCTTCGTGCCAGCCGATGTGGTTATCGATTTTGGTTCCAACATTGTCTACCTTTTGTATTACCTCACGCAGAAGTTCTCTGCCTTCAGCATGTTGATTTGTGTTTTCCCTGCGAAGAAGTTGTAGCAACACAACAACGGGGCCAGTAATGACCGCAACAAGTACAGGGATAAACCAATTCATATTAGATCCAACGACTCCCGATTGGTTCTGCCTTTATTCCTTTGGCAGCAGCATCAGAAACTGTTTTACGTTGAAGTTCACCAATGGTGGGTCCACTAAAAGATTCTTTGCCGTGGGTGAACCCAATACGGATTCCCTTTAGGTGGCATTTAAAACAAACGGAACCACGAGGGGGCAATTGGTCGCCAACAAACGCAGATGCACACAGATTGCATATAAAAGAAGCCATACATGATGTCAAACTCGTTACCTGCGTGTGTTGTATGAACCAATAGCTTTCTTTTCGACAGAAGACTTAGGCAAAAACTGTTCAAACCAAGCAAACGAATGCTTAGGCGGAGCATTGTTTGGCAAATACTCAGGCAACCACACATGCTTCATCATTTGATTTGTAATAGCCAACGACATAGTACGGTCATCATGAGGAGAACCATGCATCTTGCCATTGTCCTGACGA